GTAGGTTTAAGTTTCTTAAACAGGGTAGAACGAAGTATGTTTAACCTATAGACTGATAAATCATCAGCGACAGGTACTTCGTCTAATAACTCTGATATTTCGCGACAGAATTCGACGTCCATGATATTGTCCTTTGCTACAAAATAGCGCTGGTAACAGTATCAACGATTCCTTGTGCATTAGCACTTAGGAAGCCACCAATAAAAGAGCATAAGCCCTTGATATTGGCGGAGTCGGCGATTTCTGAGCCTGCTGGGATTTCAAATTCCAGACGAGCAATCGCGATCTGATATGGTTGTCCTGCTAATGGAAGAACGCCTTTACGTACCAAAACACCGTACGTGTTGCGACCAACATTAGCAATAAAACCATTCAGATTAGCCTTCCCGAGCACACGAAGTGATCGCGGACGTGTAACACGTACCGTAAAAGGTTGGCTAACAGAGTGTGTAAGAACACCTGCTTGAGTACCACCTAAAGCAGTAACAGCTGACTGACGAGTATTATCGTCGGCAGATGTATCTGCTGTAAGGGTATAAGTCGGGGCTGTAAAGCCCGTAATTGCGGCACCAGCAACGGCGCCTGTCATTGTATATGACATGAAAGTACTCCTTATAACAATTTTTGAGTAAGAAGTGCAGCAATGTTAGCATACTTTATTTCTGATCCAGGCAAGTGGAAAACCACTGGCGGGATAAGAGATGATAGAGCACGCCTTGTTACTGACCGTTTCTTGTAGATTAAAGAACATGGCACATTATCATCATATGAATACGTATATGGAAGGAAGTAAGAGAAATCTTTTGCTTCTTGAATCCATAAAGTATCTGTGATGACGGAATGACTCGTATATGAAATATACGAATTCATGTCGATGTGAGAGTTCAATAAATCTTGGACATTGACGAAGTAGTCGGCAAGCCACGAATAAGGTGTTATTTCCCAAAGTGTCGGGATAACTTCACCTAAATTTGTGAAATCTTGCACAGCTGCTTCAGTCAGAGAGCCAATACGATGAAGTTTATCTGTGATAAATCCGACTCTAATGACTGACAAAATGTCAGTTTGATTAAACTCGTCAATACCACAGGAGAACCCAGCGTATGCGTAACCTCTTTGAAGAGTAAGTGTTTTGCCGGATGAAGATTTACCGACAAAACGACCACGTTCTTTGACAAGAGTCTTGTCTTCAGCAATCTTCACAATAGTAGAAATATCACTAATGAGAGGTAATATGCCGAAGCGAAACTCGAGCCAAGAATTGGCATGCTCTTTAAGAAGTTTCGAGAGTTCGCGTCTAGTTGCGCCCTTAGCTTTCTTTCTAATAGAAGAAAGAGTTGAGGCGTAAGAAGAAACAAGATTATGTGATTGCTTCAACGGATTGACAAGAAAATGTAAAGTTTCTTTAAATTCTCCTGCAATCTGTTGAGCATATAATGGATTTTGAAATTCACGTATGTACTCATTAAGTCGTGAGACAGATTGAGCAACAGCGGAATCAATGAGTGAGGGATCAGGTGATGGAAAAACACCAGCACCAGAACCTAGAACTCTATGTCCAACATAATCGCCGTATGCAGCAGTTGACCCAGAGGCCGACTGCCTGTAGTAGTGATCGTGACGCTCCACAGAATAGTGGTAGGCGTCGAGATTACTAGTAGCATTTACAGCATCTCTAATAGCTCTTTTATACAAAGGGTTTGAAACACCTGAGATAGAATGTCTCAGAATAGTAGGGTCAAGAGAAGAATCAACTTGAACAACCGGAAAAGCAGTTGGGTTGAACAAGTAGTACTTTTCTGGCCCTACAGTAGTGTAACTCTTTGTATAGTCCATCGCAACAATCCTCCTAAAGAATTGGAAGGTTATTGTTACTAAACGAAGCGTCTACGGGTTCATAACAAAAATCGTATATGAACCTAGCTAAGAGATCTACTTGATAAGGCTCCAACAAATCCGAAAGGAAAGAGTTGGCAAGATTCAATTCCACTTGAGAAATATCCCAATGTGCATTTGAAAGAAGGAACTTTAGAACTAGCTTAAAAGCAGTTTTGAGGATCAGCGATTTCATAATATATCTCCTAGTAA